GAGAGGAATACCGTGTCCTGCGGTAATCGAATCAAATATCAGGAGACGGTCGGAAAATCCGAGTAAGGCAGCTCTAGCAAACCGAAAATATCGAGCTGCGAAAAAGGAACGGGAGGCACATGCCTGAAGTGACTGATGCAAAAATTCAGTCGGACGGTAACGCACACAAGCCACTGACTGCTGAAAATTTTACCCCAGCGGGCGATATCAAAGGAACTCAAGGTGATCCAAAAGGATTATCCTCCGATTTAGCTTTGGTCGTCGGCTCTGCACAAGCTGCGAGAGATTTTCTTCTCCAGAAACAGTAAACAAAATCTGCTGTTTTAAAACCCACTCTGATTGACTCGGAACCCTGAAATGGAGACGAGGCGGAAGCGAAAGCACCGTGAGAGACTAAGTGAGAGGGCGTCTAAAGACGAAGCAATAGTCCGAACTTACGAGGAATAACAACCGTGAGAGGTCAGCAGAAATGTCTGATCCTGCGAAAGCAGTAACAAATTTGGGAATCTCTTATGGCGCGATGCCGACCTTCTATTTCAAGCACCGCGTCCGATGACTGTTTACGACAATACTTATGTCCTCGAACCGAATATACAGCGGTTTACTGTTGCGAAGATTGTGAATTCAGTAGTTCCACAACTGTACAAAGGTCTCTTTTACGATGACCCGCCGATGATTCTACGACCGCGACCCGGCGAACATCAGAATATAATTGATGCAAAGACAGCATTATTTTCGTACATTCTGGACAAGAGCAAATTCAAGACCGAAACAAAATGGGGTCTTGAGACAATGGCTCACCTAGGAACGGGAATTTGGAAGTGGGGATACGACTGGACTGAAATTGTTACGTCCCGGCGCAAAGCCGCTATTCTAAAGGAAGACGTAGGACCAGACGGACAAAAGACTACGATAAGCGTTTCATTAGACCAGCCGCCAGAGATCACGACAACTGTAAAATCTGTCCCGATGCCATTCTTCGAGCATCGTCCTCTGGACAAAGTTCTTGTGGACCCGAAACTAGATGTCCCCGATATCCGAGATGCGAAGTGGGTTGTAGACGTTCGTTACATGGACTTCTATGAACTATATGATCTCCAGCAGGCATTGTTACTTGCTGCGAAAGAAGATGCATCTGTAATGGATGGATGGTCTTTCCCCGAGAATTTGAAAGACGCGTGGATTCAACCCCCGGCTCCCGCCAGCAATTTGCAGACAGAGCAAACCCTTTACATGAAGGGTGCGGTTCATCACGCACAGGATGTAAACGTTGCGAACTCAGTAGACCCACTCCGCACAAAACTGGAGGTGTTGGAATATTGGGACAGCAAACGGAAAATCCGGGTGTTAGATAATAAGAAAGTCATCTATACCGGAGACAATGAATTCAAACGCATTCCATTTCTTTCATCCAACTGGTGGAATCGACCGAAAGCATTCTTCGGCATGGGGCTCGGCCTTATTGTCGGCCAGAACCAACGCGTAGATCAAGGAACGATTAACGCTATCCTGAAAATCCTTTCGTATGGCGTAAATCCTGTTTACCTAAAACGTAGGGACGGGAATAACCTTACACAGATGGTCAAAACAAACGTCGGCAAGATCATGACGGTTGATGGGGAAACGGACAAGGCTTTCACTCTAATGGAGACGCCTAAGGTTCCCGGTGACATTTGGAATGCACTAAAAGAATCTGAGCAGGCGACGGAATCGTCATCTGGCGCAGATCAACAGTTAGTTCAAGGCAGTTCAGCAGGACCACGTTCTTCCATGGGTCGAACCTCAGGTGGTGCTACAATTCAGGCATCAGCTAGTGCGACAAGATTAGACGGCCCATTGGATAATTTCATTGAGCAAGTCTTCAAACCGTTCCTGTATATCGTGGACGAGTTGGTATTTACGAAAATGTCTGACGCGAGCATCATCCATATATTGGGTGATGTGCTCGGCAGTCCGCTTACACAGGCCCTTGATATGCAGCGGTATTGGGACGCCCAAATGGACTTCGAAGTCCTAGCGGGCGCAAGCATGGCTGCGAAACGAACCATGGCTCAGTCGATGGTTATGTTGACGCAGTTCCTTGACAACCCACAGCTTACCCAAGCATTAGGAGAGATGGGTCTGTACATTGATTACAACGTAGTCTTCAAAATGTGGATGGAAGCCTCTGAGTGGAAGAACGGACAGGATATCGTCAAGGCGATGCCGAAAGCAATGCAGGATAAAAAGGATGCGAACTCTCCCGCTGCAATCGCCGCGCAGAGGACGCAAGCCGCGCAACAGCAGAGCAATGACAAGTTTGCACAGAAGCAGGAATTGGAAGATCAGTCATCCAACAATCGTATTAAGCGTGATCTAGTACTCGCCTCTGCAAAAGCCTCAGGGCTTAGCGAGACGGTTCTGGGAGAGCCCTCAACAGGTGGGTTAGAAGGCCAGATGCCAACGGTGATGTAACGTGGAGCAGGGGTCTACGGACCACGAAAATGAATGCCCTGTACGGAAAGGCTGTATGAATAAAATTCGTAGATTCCTCCGTGTCTCTTGCCTCTGGGTTTTACTTGCACCGTGGGCATCCCTTGGTCTTGGTATTGCCAGCAACGAAGCTGTACTGATTGCCAACCATGACCGATTCCCGGTAATGATGAATCCCGTTAAATTGGATGATCTTAGAGGAATACAAGGTCAGACAACATTACCTGCGGATATGCTGGACGATGTCCATTGCGTAATGACGAAGGATACTCATCTTAATGCCCTTGCGGATGTATTTGACTTCAAAGATGGTATTTATAGTATAGGTGACGGGCTCATCGAACTCGGACAATGGGCGAATGAATTCTGCGTAATCGCTTGGCTTACCCTAATCTTTAAGAAAGTTTGGGACGGCGAAATACAGTAAGGATGTTAGGAGGAGAATGCTGAAAATTGAGAATGATCTATTGAAAGGACTAGATGTAGAATTACAACTCGATGATGTCGAAAAGGCAATTCTTTCTTCATATGTAAAGCAACGGGGATTCGATATCGTACAGAAGATCATGGAAGATCAAGTTCGAAAGTTCAACTTCAAATTGATCAACACTAACCCGGCCAACTCCGCTGAAGTCTGCGCCAATCATTATTTGGCGAAAGCAGTAGCACAGTTTTATGTAGGATTGATGGAGCGCATTCAAGAAGAGTGTTCGATCAATGCTTACAACAATCGCCGACAGGATATCGTGGAAGACGCGGTAACCGCAGTGATTGACGAGTTCAACTAATACAAGGAGGATGTATGAGCACAGTTCCAGTTGTTCTAGAAGTAGAGGTTCCTGAAACCCCGGTTGCTGAAGTTGTGGCACCTGTAGTGCCAGTAGTTCAGGCAGTTCCCGATCCGCTCGCCCCGGTACAAAAGCGGTATGAGTATCAGCCGGTAGATGAGCATAATCGACCGCTCGGTGGCAAGCAGGTAATCCTGTATACTACCGAACTTGAATTGGTCGAGAAGTTAAGAGATCAGAATATGGAGTTGGTTCGCAAGATGCGAACTCTCTCCCGTGAAAATCGGTTAGGTCGCGGCACGAAAGATGAGATCGCACCTGAAATTGAGAAGATTCAGCCGCTTGTAAACTTTGCGGAGAAGCCACTATCTGCGGAAGAACGATTTGCTATTTCTCAAGAGTTGAATGACCCCGAGAAGTTCGAATCTGCTCGCGATAGACTTTTGGAATCCGCAGTTGGCGTAAAGCCGAGTGTCCTTCGAGATACTCTAAATACTACGCAATTACAAACGCATCAACTCATGGCACGTCAGAATGCAGAAGAGTGGCTAGCACAGCATCCTGAATTCTACAAGTGTCAGGAGAACATAGCAACGGTCTGTGACTGGATGGTTAAAAATGGGCTAAAGCCAACAGTCAAGAATTTTGAGTATGCCCAAGTTGAGATGGAAAAAGCCGGATTGCTTTTTCCATCGCCTATCGTGCGTGAGGTTACACCCGTGCCGGAAGTACCAGCACCCGGGGTTGAGGTTCCGAAATCGCAGGAACCCGCACCGGAACCCGCTCGGATTAGCGAGGTTCCTGTGTCGCAATCGTCCGTCAGTGTACCGACGGAAAAGCGTCCTAGTCCAGTTCCATCAGGCTTTAATAATCGTATAGCATCCAGCATGGGTTCTGATACGCTTCCTACAGGCGTGATAGAAAAATTGACTATGGCAGAAATCGACAGAATGCCTTCCGATGTATATCGGAAGAATTTACAGAATCCCGCATTTGCGAAACATGTAAATGAGTTGGCGGAAAAAATGCCGCCAAAACCTACATCTCGTCGATAATTGAGGAAAACTCCAATGAGTTTTTCACCCGCAGGAAACCAGCAAGCCAACCTGCCTCAGTCCACGGTAAAGTTTTACGATTTCTTGTCGTAAACGTCAGGCTGTTGACATGAGTAGGGTATTGTGGTATACTGACAATAACGGAATATAAATGAAGAAATTCCGTGAGAACCTGAAGGCGCAAACCCCATTCGTTGCTTGTTCAGAACGTTTGGACCTCCCTGTTAATTCAGGTAATCAGTACGAGATTACATGATGGTCCCGTACTAAATAAATTTAGCTAAATCGGTGAACATCTGACAACAGACAATACCGAGGAAAGGCTTCTTATGAGCAGTAAATGGCCGTATGTGGCCGGAATATTTGATGGTGAAGGTTGTGTGTGTTTGCACGAACGACAGCCGGATGGACAATCCGCTTTCTTTTTGCAAATTATAATTTACAACACGTCTATGAATTTGATGAAATGGTTGGTGGGTAATTTTGGTGGAAAATTTTACACTAGATCACACACTGATTGGTCCAAGAAAATTCAATACGTTTGGCATCCTTCCGGTAAAAAGAATCGAGAATCGTTTCTTTTGGGAATTCTTCCGTACCTCGTAATCAAACGAAAGCAAGCAGAAATCGCTTTGGACTTCTGTCGTTTAGGTTATGGTGAACAGGAAAAACGTCGGGAGTTAGTACAAAAGTGCTGTCTTCTAAATCAGAGAGAAGAATCTGTAGAGACTAATACGCTAAATGTCATTACTTCTTCACAAGTAATGACAAAGATAGAGCCCGAACTCATTGGTGACAATGAGAGCGACCTTATGGTGACATAAGGGACAGTAAGTCTTAAATCCAAAACACGTTTGGTTCATGTACGTTCCGTTGGCCGCAAACGTGGCCCAGACTACGGAAGGTACGGTCGGCAGTTCGCTGTCTGTTAGCGTTCTGACTACGACTGCAACGATTGGTGAATACGCCGATTTTCAAAAGCATGGTCGGCGATAAATTCAATCTGATTGACTCGAACCCTGAGATGGCAACGAGGGCGAACCCGCGAGGGACGCTGAGAGACTAAGCGATTGAACGGTCTTGAAACGACTGATGCAATAGTCCGAACATACGGGAATTAAACCGTATGAGGTTGACAGAAATGATCAATCCGTGTTAGTATAAAGTATGGACAAAAACAAGGTAATTGAACTGTACAATAGTGGTAAGACTTGTAGGGAGATTGCTCCGTTAGCGGGTGTGTGCTACGATACTGTGCACAACTGGCTGGTAAAAGCGGGCGTCAATACTCGCAAGCGAGGACCACGAAATCGGAAATATCCTGATGTTAAGCACCGTGCTTGGCAACGGGGTATTGAGAGACTGTACGGCATAACAGAAGCCCAATATACTGCATTGCTGGAAAAGCAAGGTGGTGTTTGTGCCATATGCAAGCAGTCCCCAAAAGGGCGTCTCTGCGTAGATCATGTACACGATGCGACAAAGCGTGTTCGTGGGTTGTTGTGCAAACCTTGCAATCATGCGGTAGGACTGTTAAAAGATAGTCCAAAGGCTGCATTGAATCTTCATACCTATCTGACTCAGTAACAAATTTGTATGCAAACTTTAGCTCTTTGAGTCTTGCGACTGCCATCGACAATACGGTGGAAAACGTTGCGAGAGAGATGAGCTATCGCCTTGGCGAATCGTTGTCCGCACTCGTGCGTGCAACCGCTGACGGTGCTTCGAGCATCGACGCCAGTGTCCTTACTGAACTGGCCGCTTCGGGCACTTCGAGCTTCACCGCTCTGTCGCTCTCTCAGATTCGTAACAGCGTTCAGTCGCTGGCGGGTCGCAGCGTGCGTCCGTTCGACGAAGGCACGAAGACGTTCGCAGGGGTTAACCAAAAGGCAATGTCCGCTTGTGCGGGTTGCTAGTATGGCTCCTGCGTTAAAAAACTTGACTAAATCGGTGGACCTCTGTTATACTAATATAGTAGCAGACAATACCGAGGAAAGATTTGATGAGAAAAACGAAGTTTGCCTATATCGCTGGAATTATCGATGGCGAGGGACACCTTACGATATCTAAGATACGAAGGCCCGAAAATAGCAAAACTAATTGTTTCCACTACACCGCTAATCTGGGTGTGACGAATACCTATTTGCCGTTGCTTAAAATGTTGGTTGAAGTCGTAGGCGGCACTTACTATTGCAGTGACAGACGTGCGAACAAGATTTGCTACAAATGGGTATTGAATTCGAATGAATCCCGAGAGAAGTTTTTGCTCGCGATACTCCCGTATCTATTAGAAAAACGGGAACAAGCAAAATTGCTCTTGAAGTTTGTTCGATTGCATAAAGTAGAAAATCCTGACTTGCGAGAAAAAATGTATCAGGAGATGAAACTTTTGCACCATCAAAAATCTGTAACGACTAATACGTCAAGCGCTTCCGAAGATCTGGAAGTGAAGATAGAGTCTGATCTCACAGGCGACTGTGAGAGTGCACCTGATGTGAATCAGGGTTTAGATATAGATCATTGCCCTAGATGCAAAGAGTATTTGCATGATGAAATGGGGCATATGTGTTCTGTCTAATTTAGCCTAAACACAAATACATACACCCGTTCGCTTTGGGCGATGTGATTGCTGACAACAGCAACGATTCTCCCATCGACATTCTGAAGCACACTCCGGTGGGCCAGTTGAAGATGGAAAGTCTCGTTTCGGTCGATCTGACTGAAGTCATTGAACTGCCGTCTACCGGCGTTCAGTTCTTCCAGACGAACCTCGTCACCCAGACCCAGAACTACGGTGGGTACTCTGGACTGGTCGCACTCCGCACCTATATCTTCGGGCGCGACGGTATCTTCTCCGTCAACCTTGGAGCGAAGGGTGATGTGGGCTATGGCAACGGTGAGTGGCGTAACATCGAGTGCAACATCGTGCAGAACGCAGAGCCGACTGTTGCCGATCCTGAAGGGTTGATCCCCGGATGGACGAGCTATCGTGTGCACTTCACGACGAGCCTTGGACCCGATACTACGATCCGTATGAGACTTCTCGACGCTGCAAGTGCAGTGAGCTAGGAATCTTAACGCATGCGGATTTTATCGATTTGTAAATGATGCGTCAAATCGATGCGGCTTTAATACAATGGAGCCGCTTAAATTCTCTCTGATTGACTTGAACGCTGAAATGCCAACAAGGGGCAAGCGAAAGCAGCCTGAACGACTAAGCGAGAGAACGCCGAAAGGTGATGCGATAGTCTGATCTCACGGGAATAACAACCATGAGAGATGAGCAGAAATGCCTCATCCCGCTGAAAGGCGAGTAACAAATTGCAGCTATTAGCTAGTCGTTGACAAGACGAGTAGTTTGTGGTATAGTAATCATAGGGAGTCATGAACCTATGACGGGGCGGCACCTAGAATGCCGCCCCAATTCTTTCTAGGAGAAAAAATATGGGATATGTGAATTCGCCTGAACAAATTCAGGCTACGATTGCAAGAAATCATTTGCGTAAAGGTAAACCTCTAGTTTCAGAAAAGGCTCTTGCGGCGGTTCGTTCTGCTTGCAAGAAAATGAATGAAGCTCGACATCTTAAAGCAGGACACATTTTAAGCAATGTTGATTCCATTGCTTTGACCGCAGATTGTAACAAATGCGGACGGGTCCCGATAAAGGTTATGAAGCATCGGGCTAACAGTGACCTTCGTGATCAATATTTGTGTCGGGTAGGAACCCTAAATCGCAAAGATAGGGTAGGGGCGGATGCCCGTGTCTTATATTCGAATCAAGCCCTTGATATGTGGGAGAACCAACAAGGCAATTGCGCCATATGTAATAAACCCATGGAACGGGCGGGAAATACTTCCCTCGGTGCAACTTTAGACCACTGTCACAAGACAGGTCTATTGAGAGGTTTTCTTCATCAAGGATGTAATAAAGGTTTGGGTCACTTTTTCGACGACCCTTTGACTCTGCGAAAAGCAGCGGAGTACTTAGAACAAAGCGGGCATGCCGTTGAGCCTGTGACCACGTAGTACCTGAAATATTGACAAGAGTCAACGGTTGCTCTTTCAGAAAAGGAATAAAGTATTATGGCTAACCCGAATCAGCACGTCCCCACTGATGGGCTTAACGTCGCTGCATATGTTCAAGTTACAGGCACCAACATTACCAACTGCGCTGGTGGTGGACTTACCGTCGCTCTCGAAGCCACTGCCAATGATACCACTGGTCTCAACGGCCAGGGCTACGGCGCGGTCGCATCCACTCATCACCCAGTCGCCCAGTATGCCCTTCAACTCAGTTTGTCTGGAAAGACGATTGGTGGAACGGTGTATGCATCGACTTGCCAGTTGAATACTGTCCTGAAAGACGTAGCTAATACTACGTACTCGGGAATCCAGTCGCCGACTTATAAGTCGTACAACGATCCGCTCGCGGGCAATCCTGCATGGTATCGTCCCAGCAACGGCCAAGCCGGACCTGAGACGTACAACCCCAACGTTGCATCGGTCAGTTCCACTGGTCTGATCACTGCAATCGCCAAGGGTCAGGCAATCATCGAAGTCCAGTATCCGACTTTTGACTTTGTTCAGAGTTCTTTGGACCCTGAGCCAACTCAAGCGTCTGGCGATCCTGTACAAATGGTCTACTGTCAAATTGTCGTGACTGTTGTAGCGTAAAAGATTGTGGGTGAAATCCCCGCAGCGTGAAAATTGAGTGGGCTGTATAGGTGGTACAGCCCTACTCTTTCCTTGGAGGAGGATATGAAAGAACCACAGTTTTACAGCCAATCAATAGTTGATGCAATGGCCGAGCACATTATCACGCTCGAACAGAGCATCAAACTGCATCGAGAGACTATCGCACGATTGAGGAGGGTGAATAGCGATTTGCGACGGTTGAAGAATATTCAACATCAGAATGACGAAGAATTTAGAAGTATGTGTCAAGAAAGTTTTGATGAAACGATTGATTCTACCGCAGAAGCTGGATTAGCATCTGCTATAGAAACAGTGGAAGGTCTGGGTTAACACGGGCTGAAAGCGTTAGAGGCAGGCTGGGCTGATCCCCTAGTTATGTACTAATATACGACATCGAAGTGCTAAAGCTCCTCCAAGGCAGACGTTCATTTCGCCGGATGAGCCAAACTAAGGAGGAGTGATAGCATGGAACCAACACCCGAACAGATACAAAAGAGTCAGGGCACAAGGTTAGATTCTCGGGCACCTTGGGAAACGTACGATCTCCAAGATGAGATGACGCCCGAGTTGGCGGCGGCTGTAGCTGAATACAGTACGCATCGGCATGACGACAGCAGCAATCAGGCCAAGGAAGAATTGGCTAAACAGAAAGAATATTCCAATGAGGTCGCCAAGGAATATCAATGGTGTACCCCAGAGGAGTACAAAGAGATTCAGATGCGATTCGGTCGCATCATGAACCATGCGGAGTTGATTACAAAACTCCGCGATGAATGCCATCTGAAAGTGTATTACCGGGATCACCCGCACCCGGACAAGTTAGTGCTGTTGTACTCGGATAGTTTAGGGATGAAAAAGCCCGAGATGGCGTGTTGGGTGCAGAACGGCTACATGCCCGAGTATACGGTGATGGGTTTTGACGATCACGGCGCACCGCTCGCAGAGAAGTATCGAGGCTGGCGCACTGTACTATTACAGTTGATCCTAAAGAACATTCTCACTGAAGAACTTGCACATAAAGTTTTTGGTCCGGCGTTGTTACCGTGCGCTGAACGATACAACACGATCTTGCATAGTCACCGCAATCGTGAGCAGTAATTTAAGGAGGAGTATGGAAGACAAGAAACAAGAAGTAATGACGGCACCGAAAAATGCCGCCGAAGAGATTGCTTTAATTGAATTGCAGATCAAGCGGGCACAACTTGCCGATCTCGAATTGCAGAAGAAAGAGCGTGAACTGAATCTCGAAGACCTGAGGGGACGCCTTGGGGACCGAGAGACCAAAGCCAAGCAGCGTAAGCAGGACCGCGAGCAGCAAGGTCGTACTTTCGCCCAACAGCGGGCTTCTGATGAAGCCAAGCAGAACGCATGCACTCACCGGAAGGGTGGAGTTGTTTCCGAGCGTGACCTTCATGTGTTGCATACAGGTGGTAACGGATCACAGTATGCAGTAATCAAGCACCAGATGATCAATGGTGATATGTGGATTCGGTGCCTGCGGTGTGGTAAAACGTGGTTGCCCCCGGTGAAAGATAATTTCTATTTCAACGAAAAGGGCAAGTGTGTTGCACCAAAAGACGGCAAGTTCTCACAAGAGCGTTTCGAAAAAGCCCAGCAAGAGTACATCAAGGCTATGCAGTTCGAAACGAACAATAGCCCGTCGGCTTCGGTAATTTGTAAGTTCACGAAATGGGATGATTCATCTGAGCAGTGGGTTGACGCTACTCAGGATTACAGAACCCATGTGAAGAATACGACCCTGAGGTAACCATGAGCCAAAAAGAAGCCCAAGCATATCGTCAGGAACTAGCCAACAGGCAAGCACAGTCGGAGCAGCGAAAGTTACCGCTATCAGCGGATCAAGTCGCGGCTCTCACGCTTGCTGATGTAGATGCCTATTCGTCCGATGAATATTTAGTGCATCTCAAAACGAACCCTGTGTTTGTGGCGCGAGTTGATGAACTTGAAAAGACTCGAAAGCCGCGACCCTCATCTCGATAACACAAATTGCGGCAGAGTGCCGTTTTGCCCTGGCGAGGGAACACTCGACTAGGGCGGGAACCATATATTCTCGCCCTTCATTTTCTTTTATATGGAAAGGAATTGAATATGGGACAACCATCAAAAGAATCAAAGAAACGTTGGCTAGATGCCAACAAAGAGAAACGACCTATAATTTGTCGAAATTGGAAGTTGAAGGCAATAGCGGTTTCTGAGAGTCTTCTTCGTCGCGAAGCGGTGGAAAACGCTGTCGCGGATCTCCGCTTGGAGGGCCTCGCTCCCACTGCCGACGCTCGGCTCATCTTTGAACAGTTCGTCGGGGGCTATCTGACTGAAGAGGAATTGCTCAACGCCGTTCAGTTGCGTTGGAAGAATGTAACACAAGAACAGTTAGACTCCTATAGAGAGTCGGGAAAGAAAGCAGCCGCTGTTCGCTGGGAAAGTAAAGGGTAATTATATAGGCTCATCCTCCATAAAATTGCAAGACCTCGTGGACGACGCAAGGGCATTCTCCGATTTGGCACCTGCTCTCCCTACGGGCGGATTCTCTGACGCCCCTGCCCTTTCGATTGCTAATGATGTAATGCAAGCGATGCTTTGCGGCGGGCCTAATGGGGAACCGTTTAACTGGAAGTGGAACCGACTCTTCTCGCCATATGCAACGGGGAATGACCCGACTGGGGGTGGTGTTCAAAACTTCTTTCTAAACAGTTGGCAACAGGATTATTTTGTTCCAAATGTGGTATTGCTCGGCTGGTTAGAAAGTTGCTCAGCAGTGAACTATTCCTGTACGCAATATCCAAAACCTGTGTATCCGGTAATGGTGAAACGCGATCTTCTTATTACCTTCAACCTGTCCAATAACAATGATGCTCGTATTTGCTGGATGCAGAATGATACGATGCAATCAGGCATGTGGGGTTTACCCGCTCAAGTCAATCCGACGGGAAACTTTAACCCCGGACCCGGAATGCAGTATTTCAATCCCGTTGGGCTTTCTGCAATGCAACCTTTCGCGCCTTCTACGAGTATACATGATGCATTCGGAAATCTCTGGACAGTAAATAACCTCGCTCCGATAAATAATCCTTCCCAAGTGTTGACGTGCGGGCCTACGAACCCGTTCCTTACAAATCTGAATCCGGTATATCCTACCGTGCAAAATCCGACTGCAATAGCCACTACGGTCATGGATGGAACCGTGCAATGGATTGCAATCAATCCCAAGGGACAAGGATTCCGCGTAAGCCCGTTGGTCGCGGAGACCGGCCCAGAATGGCTGATTCAGCCTGTCGCTCAAGCGAAAGTTCCGTTTTTCACTTCGTTACAGCAATACTTAGACCCCGTGCCGGACGACTTTTATAGTTTCTTCAAGCAAGGATTCTTCGCGCAGTGCTATAGGCGCAACCCAGACCAGAAGGTGCGTGCCAAATTCCAGACCGAATGGGAAATCTGGCAGAAGGCATTGCAGAACGCTGTACGCTTTGGAGCGAACCAAGAGGACGATTGGGGATTCGTGCCTGGTTCAAATGTGATGGATACTGGATACTCATATAACCCGATAAGTCCGGCGGCCCCATATGGTCCCTGGAGCTATCTCCTTTCAAATCAAGAGTTTACAGGTTCTTTTGGGTTATTGGCTTTAGCAAAGAAACTTTTGTTTGGGTTCAGTTCATAATTTTCTTGACAATAGGTTCTCCTTAATGGTATTATTAAATAGGAGAAACTATGAACACACATTGCGGCAATGGTCACGAGTATACCCCTGAAAACACGGGTCATTTTTCTAACGACAAAGTGAGTTTTCGTTTTTGTAAGCAATGCGCTCGGGATAGGGCGAATAAAGCTCGTGCCCTTGATCCCGCCGCCCACAACTTGCGAAAGAATGAACGCCAATGCGTGACTTTATATGGTTGGACGCTCGCAGAACGAGATGCTGAATTAGTGGCACAAGGAAATGCTTGTGATATCTGTGGACGCACTGGATTGAAGTGGGGTAAGGGCTTCAACGATGTTTGGCACACTGACCATGAACATGATAAGCCCGGTACACATCGTGGAATCTTGTGTGCGACATGCAACACGGCTCTGGGAAAGTTAGAGCCACATATCATCAAAGTCATTCAGTATCTTGTGAAGTACAACAAGACTGATCTGATTAAGTTTTTAGAAGGAATCTCCAATGGCATTATCAACCGTAAAGATCATGGATACAGTAGAATGGGCGAAACGATTTAGTTTCAACCGTAATTCTGGAATTGGTAACTCCCTCGAACCTGCTAAAACTATTGCGAATGTGGTGATGCAGACCATACTCGGCCCGCCGTTTGTTTGGTGGTGGAACGTGCAGGAAGTATCCTTCAATACCTCTTCGACCCCTTATTCGGCTCCTATAGCTGGCAACATCTCTATTACGAATGGCGTTGTAACAATCCCTTCGGTAAACTCTTTCGCTCTAGGTAATTTGATTCTAGTAGGCGGACTCACCGGGGCGACGGCATTCCTGAACGGTCAATTGCTTGTAAATCTTGTTACATCTCCCACGCAGATTACAGCAAATGTAGACTTCGTAAATCTAAGCCCTACTGCCGCTACAGGCACGCCCGTATTGACAATGGCTACAGCGCAGGATTATGTAGTCCCCGTACCGAACTTTTCGCACATTGAGCATGCGTCTGTTCTTGATATTACGAAGACGCCTGCAAAGTGGATTGAGTTGAAGGTAGAGAATAATCTTGCCCTCGATTCCATTCAGGCCCGACCAATGTATATCGGCCCGGAGGTGGAAGATGGTAACGGGAATGTTACCTTCCGTGTAATGCCTTCTCCGTCGGCCAACTTCCCTGTATCATTACACGTAATGAATGCGGCCCCGGAGATCACTAGTCTGAACCAGACATGGGCTCCGATGCCGGACTTCATGCAGTACATTTATTCGTGGGGCTTCCTCGCTCTAATCTGGATGTTCGCGGATGACAATAGATTCCAGATTGCAAACCAGAAGTT